ATGAGAAGACTATAATGAAAAACTTATAAGTAAATTAAATTAGAAAAAAAATAGTTATAAGTATCGAAGAAAAAGCAAAAGAAAAATCTCCCTATACAGAAAACACTTGGCAAGAAGGTTATAATCTTTGGGAATCTGGATTCTCAAAAGGTGCTAATTGGATGCAGTCCGAATTGATAGAAAAAGCCGTCGAGTGGTTCAAGCATCAAAAGGAAGAGATAGGAATATCTTGGTTTGATGACTTTGAGATTAGATTCAGAAAAGCAATGAAGAACTAATTTAGCTCAAGAAGATGATTTTCAGACACGAATTTGGTAAAGGAGAATGGAATTTACCGGAAATCCTCAACTACGAGGAATATAGGTACAATAAGTCATGTGCATGTGATAACTGTAACTACCATTTTACACATCGATCAGCATATCGAGAAGGTATTGTGGGATATTGTGTTACTGAAAATGGGTATTTTCTGTGTTTTGAATGTCCTGGTTGTGGATCAAAATACAGGTATCACTATTCGAGTAACGGAGAAAAATATGGAAATTTTGAGGAGTGGAAAAAGGATGTAGCCCGTGCACTATTTCTTGAAGGTTACGAGCAATTCAAAGTGCAGTAATAAAATATGCAGATTAAGATTGGCGAAGATATGGAAACAAAAGTTGAAATGTATAGTCATGTTATTCTCAGATTAAGAGAAATTGAGCATTTTATCTATAACATTATGCGAGAAAATGGATATCATAATGTATTTGTCTCATATTGCGATTACGGAGAAACCGATGAAGGCGAAGTTGATACCATAATTTTTTCGATTGAAGATGTTATAATTGACCAACAATTGTTTTTGGTGAAGGTACCTTTAGAAAACATTGATAATGACATAAAAATAAAAGAAGTTGTCATTAGTGCATTGGAAGAATACGATAAAAACAGATAATATTATGACAATAGGAGAAAAATCAAGTGAATATGCGGAAAAGCATTTCCCTTCTGATGACATAACCAATAGTGGCAAGCACGATGTTGCCTTTCATTCTCATACCGCTGGGGCAAATTGGATGCTCGAAAAAGCAATAGACTGGTTACAGTATCATGTGAATGACTACCTCTTTAACGATGGCACGCCTGAAAGACCATGGTTGAAGTGTAGCGCATGTATGTTCGATGCTTTCAAGCAAGCAATGAAGGAATAATCATGAATGATAAATTAAAAGAATTGATTCAACCTTATTGGGTTGAAGAACAACAGGGAGTGTATATCCCGTTGATTGATAAGGTATTGCTGAAAAACAATGTTCCTGCAATGTCATATTACGATTATATGGAATACGCAAAATCCAATGGAGTTCAAATCGCTACAAAAGATGAACTCCTGCAAATGTATCTTCAGAGAGGTGAAATCAATAAGATACTCAAAGAGCATAATGGTGATATATTTAATGCTTGGGTTGGTTCTTCGTCGGAGTATGGTTCGGATAACATGTGGTTCGTCAACTTTGGCTCCGGCGATTGCGGCGGCACAAACAAAAGTTATTCTAATGTCAGCAGGGCGATTGTCAGCAGAGCGGTCGTAGGTTTGAAATAAAAAAACAAATAATATGAAGCAGTTTAATATAGAAGAATATAAGAAGAATCCAAACCGTAAAGTGATTACTCGTGACGGCAGGAGTGTGAGAATTCTTTGTACTGACCAAAAAGGAACAAAATATTCAGTTATTACTCTTTGTACCATAAATAAAGAAAGTGAAATTTGTTATTCATATCTTCCTAATGGAAAAATGTACTTGAGTTCAGATTCATGTCTGGATTTATTCTTTGCTCCAGAAAAGAAGGAGGGTTGGCTGAATCTATACAAAGACGGAGATGGTAGAGTAGCAATCGGTACTGTTTATCCTATCGAATCTGAAGAGAAGGCAAAGATGGCATCTGAGGATAAAGACTATGTTGCCACCTGCAAAATAACCTGGGAGGAATAAACATGAAAGTTTCTGAACTACAAATCGGCGACTGGGTGAAAATATCGCGCCATGAAAAAGTGGTGGGAATACAGAACATTTCTGTTGCCTCGCCGGATCATTATAATATAACGACCAAATTAGCGGGAGAATCCTATCACAGAAAAAAAGATGAAGTGGAGTCTATCCCTCTGACAAAAGAGATAATGGATGCGAATCTGGACGGGCCGGACGGCTGGAAGTATGACGGAATCAGGTACACCTGGGCCAACACTTTCTCGAAAAGCGCCCACCTTCATGCCGTGTACATTGAGTTCATCATGGATCAAGCGACACTTTGCGTCTATGAGCGGAAGTCCACGATGTCTCATTCGCAGGAACCGCGCATTTTGGGAATGAAAATATCCTACGTCCACGAGTTGCAGCACTCGCTGCGGTTATGTGGGTTATCTGAATTGGCGGACAACCTTAAAATCTAAAATATTATGGAAGAGAAATTACAAAAAGCCCTCGTTTCGATTGCGCTTAAAGTCTGCGAGGCAAAGAAAAGTCCGTTCTGCGACAGGTGCATCATAACAAGCCTGACAGAACTGCTGAGACATTTCAAGGATAACGGCATGTTGAAAGAAGCCCTCGTGTCCGGAATCAAGAGCGTGAGTGTGCCTGACGGTGTGCTCGGGATGTTTAACAAATTTATGAAAGAAGACGTTAAATTCCCGAAGCCAACGGATGAGGAGATAGAGCAGATGGCGGACAGGTTCATCACCGCTGTGTTTGAATAGGCGGCTATGAGACGTTCAAAATTAGTGGAGTTGATTCCGCTTGACGCTCCCGGCGAGTGCCCATACAACTGTGTGGGCTGCGAGCATCTGAGGGGCGTCGTGTATTACGGCAACGATGATGTCGAGGTCGAGTGCGACCTGGACGAGGAGGACGGGCAATGACAGTTGGTGAGTTTCTGATGAAGCTGATATTCTTCTCCGGAATATCACAGAAAGAGGCCGCCGAGAAAATCGGCGTTGCCCCTCCTTGGCTGAACGACATAATCAAAGGGAAGGGCAAGGTCAATACGAAAATCGCCAAGAAACTTGAAACGCTGTTCGGTGTCCCGGCCATTGTCTGGATGACCTGGCAGTCCGTTGACGAATTAAACAAGGAATAACATGACAAACGAAGAGTTCAAGAAAATCCCGTTCAAATATGACGGTGACGGGAATCCGGTAACATTCGGTGAAGCCAGAATGTTCTTCACGAGGAAGGAACGCAGGAAAATCAAAAGGCGCATCGAGAAGGGATATTCGGTGAGCGAGGCAATGAATAAAACAATTTGAGTATGGATTTCAATATACCAAAAGCATTCACACTCGGCGGTGTGGAGCACGTTGTCGAGATTCAGCAGGCGGTAGGGTATGAACAAGATTTTGGGCAATACGATCCTGTCCGGAAGGTTATTCAAATAGCCCAGACATGCAGGGGCCGGGGCGTGCCGCAGTCATTTCAGCAGCAGACCTTCCTTCACGAGCTTGTCCACGCCATACTGAACACGATGCTAAAGGATGACCTGAATGATGACGAGTCTTTCGTCAATACTTTCGCTTCCTTTCTCAACGAGGCTATCAACACGATGAAGTAGGCTATGACGGTTAAAGAACTGATATTTGAGTTATTACAGAATGTACAATGCGAAACATAAGGAAAATGGTTGATGATCTATCCTTGGACTTAGCCGAGGAAGGGGTGCCGTGCCTGTTCTTTCACGGCAAAGGCGATGATGCGGCAGTCACCGGACACTGCTCCGCGAAAGATATCGGGTTTTGGTTGGAATCGATGGCCAGGCATGACAGCAGGTTCGCAAATGTCCTCAAGGAGGTAGTTGAAAAAATATGATTATGTGGCCACGAAAAAGCAAGGGCAAGAATTTCGGTATTTTCGACAAAAAACGTTGCATTTCGCACCGTTTTTACTATCTTTGCAAAAGAAAAGAGCCGCTTTGAGGTTCTTTTCTGATTTAAAATCGTGGTTGGCGCAATGGTAGCGCGCCGTTCTTCCTGAACGGAGATTCTGGTTCGAGTCCGGAGCCGCGCCCAATTTCTATTCTGACAGTGAGTGACAAGGTTGCCATATTGGGATGCGGTAACGTCGGTGTGTCCACCGCCGCTGACCTGTCGCTGAAAGGCAAAGATGTTATTCTCCTGAAAAGCTCCAAGATTCCCAGCCTGATTTTTGACAAGATACGCAACAATGGCAATAGCGTATGGTTTAGAGAGGCGGGTCAATTGAGAAAATCTGCCATTCGTGAAGTATCGGATGATCTGAGCAAAATCTCGGATGCCGACATCGTCATAGTCACAATCCAAAGCACATATCATGAGAACCTGATTAAGACTATAAGTCAGTATCTCAACGAAAGGCAAATAGTCATAGTCGTGTGCAGTTACCTGAGTTCGTTATACTTCCTCAGGCTCTGCGATTCCTTACCGATAATAGCGGAGACCACTGGCCCTTACTTGGAGGGAAGGGTCGAGACGGAAGGTGACAAGGTCGTGTTCAAGGTCGGATGTAGATTGTCGCAGTCTCCGCTGTCGGTGTTCCAAGAAGAAAGGGAAGATGAGTGCATGACCGCTATATGCGGCCTTAATCAAGGGTTCGCAAACGTGTATAACCCATTGGAGTCGGCTCTTCTTAACCCCAATATGGTGCTTCACACAGTGGGTTCCGTGATGAGCATCCCGAGAATAGAGTTCTCGGAAGGCAATTTCTGCATGTATAGGGAAGCCTATTCAAGAAAGAACGAAGCTATCATGAGAATAATGCTGGAGCTTGACGATGAGAAGAAAAAAGTGCTCAAAAAACTCCACTGCGATCCAGTGGATATTTTCACGGCAGCCGGGTTCTCTGGTGACAAGGTTGAGAGTTTTCGCAGATACGCAGAATCAGAGGACAGGGCCATAAGCCCGACCTCAATAAGGTCGAGGTATATCACAGAGGACGTGTCGCAGGGTCTCGTTCTCCTGGAGAGCATAGCAGCAATGATTGGTGAGGATGTGCCGGTGGCGTCCTCCCTCATCTCGTTGTCCGGGTATGCTCTCGGGATTGATTTCAGAAAGTCTGGAAGGACTGTTCAGACCCTTGGATGCGAAAGCTTCATCAACGATCATTATACTGGAAAATCATGGATACGAAAGAAGACATAAGATCCAGGACCTTCGGTATCGAGATAGAGATGTGCGATCTTGACAGGAACAAGGTCACGCTTCCATCAGGATATTCGTGGAGCAAGGATGAGGAGATAGTCAACACTGACGGCTCGTGTAACAAGAAGTTCGGAGGAGAGGTCAACACTCCCCCGCTCCGGCTGTTCTCGATGCAGGATCTGCACAACTTGAAAGACACCTATAACTCTATGTCGGCGGCAGGAGGCAGAATAAAGTGGAGTACATACACGCACGTCCATCTGTACGCCGGAGACCTTGATGTCGGGCAGTTGAAGAAAGTGTTTCTGTTATTCTACGTATGCTATCCTTATTTCAAGAGATACACCGGTCTGTCTGATTGGGATGAATTGGCTTTCAATTGCCAGCCTCTGCCTACCGAAAAGTATTATTATGGTGTGCTCAACGCAAGCACGCTCGACGAGATCAAGGAGGTTTTTACAAACCAGTCTAAGAAGGGGTTCATAAGACACGCCGTCAATATTTCGGCATACTTCAAGACGAAGACGATCGAGTTCAGATGCTTCCACGGCACAGATGACTTCTACCAGGCAATGAACTGCGTTTTCTCTGTTTACAGGTTCTTCTACTATGCCGTCGCGCACGAACTGGATGATTTCAACTCTATATCATCATATGATGAGTTTCTGAAAGCCACAGGGCTGAAATACAAGTGTCCTCCTGAACTATGCCCTCTCATCTATCAGGGAAACCCTTACAGTGCCATCGAGACATTTTGCACAAAGCCGATGCCGTACAATTCAAGATACGCATCGGCGTTATGGGACGCTGTCAGGGCTCATGGACACAAGAGGCTTTGTATAGTGAACGGCTTTATGTACTATTATGAGTTGTTCTTCCAGGACAAGGTGGAGTTGTCGATATACTGTCAGGATCCGTATATGCATCTGCTATATATGATTGCGAACGGAAAGACCTCGTTGAAGTATAGTGGGAAGTTAGAATGGCTGGAGGACTTCAACAATTCGACTCCTCAGCGGCAGGTGGCCATCGCTTTGTATGTCAGCAAACTCCAGAAGTTCAACATGAGTGATTCTGAAAGGAATGAAACTATCATCGATTCCTTAAAGATCAGAGCGAGGGAGTCTATAGAAAAGACAGAGAAGTCATGTGATAGGCTCATTACAATGCTGACCACCTGTGACTACCACATAGGTACATTGCAGGACGCCGTAGCAAACGAGAAGGCCGTGTTCTTCAACTACGGAAGGGACAAAAAACAGAAGAGGGTGTTCAAGCTCATAAGCGAGAACAGCGACTTGTTCCTTGACTTCGATGTCAAGAGGAATAGCTACTATGAGTTAATGGAGAGCCTTCCGAATGACTGTTGTTTCTATTACATAAGCAACAGCCCGTTCCTTAGGAACATGCACAAGATAGCCGTTTGGGACTCCTCTTCCGGAGAAAGACGTTCGGCAGGACGTTTTCTTTATTGCAACAAAGAGGTTCGCGAAAGCAAGGCATCCCTGTCTTATAGCTCATCCAGCACTGAGTTATGTGAGATCATCCCCCCAGATGATCTGAAAATCGACAATCCCAGGTTGCTGAAAATCGAATTGGTGGAATCTGGCCAACTGAAAGTGTTGCAGAGAAAGTTTATCAAGAAAGTTGACCAGTGTTCGGCGTGCGCTTTCCCATTCATCGTCTCGTATGGCAGATATACGCTAGGCGGGTTCGGTTTTGATCTTCCTCAGCATAAAGGTTTCGACCTGTTTCAGTTGACTGATTTCAGCACGAACAACGCTGTCCCTAGGCTTGCAAAGTTTATCCTTCTGTGCATACAGACAAGGGCTGTCCAAAGAGTGCTCAGCAGGAAGATGAAAAAACTATGCAAAAACGTGTTGAGTCTGGCCTATACTCATAAGCCAGTAAGCATGAAATACAGAGGAGTCTATAAGAAAGTGGACGACAAATGCACATCGTCTTATCTCGCCTACGAGGGAAGATTGGGAGTTTATGAGACATATGATGATATTTTAGCCAAATACCAAAAGATGATCAAGAATGGAAACGGAAAATAGATGGAAATACGACAAGGTGGACATTGGCCTCATTGACGAGGCGGACATGAACGCCAATGAGATGTCGAACGAGGACTTCATGACCCTTTGCGACAATATAGGTAAGTCGGGTATGAGCAGTGTCCCGTGTTGCTACCGAAAGCCGGATGGGAGGTTCGTGATGATAAGCGGACATCACAGGCTTAGAGCGTGCAAGAAGTTGCGTTACCGCACGGTAGGCATCTTGTGGTGTGATGAAAGCGAGCTGAGCAAGGATGAGATCATAGCAATACAGTTGTCGCACAACTCTCTGCACGGTCAGGATAACCAGAACATTCTGAAAAAGTTGTTCGAGCAGATTCAGTCTGTCGATTTCAAGAAGTTCGCTCATGTCAACATAGATGAGATAGAGCCGGTGAGTTCGGAGGGGATAGACATCTCAATGATGAAGGAGACATTTGTTTTCTCGGTTGTGTTATACCCCAAGTCCTATACGAGCATTGACGCTCTGTTTGGCGACATCAGGGAGCAGGCGAAGAAAAGCGATGCTCTTATACTGGCGAGCGGGGATGAAAACGAGGATATCATGCTTAGACTCCAGGCGGAGATTGGCGAACATTTTGAAATCAAGTCTCCAAGTATCACGTTCTCGAAACTATTGGAATTAGCATGCGAGCGTCTGGAGGAAATTAAAGTGGAGGAATCATGATCTGGTCGATAGTCCATACTCCGGAGATGCAGGACGGCACCACTCCGATATTCAGGTTTTATCAGGAGGTTATTGGCAAGGAGAATATCAGACTTGCTGTTGTCGATGAGGATGACCGTTTGGATTTCGTGTCAAAAGATGACATGGTTCTGGTAAGGACCGCCAACAGGAGACTGTGGAAAACCATACGCTCCAAAATGGTCAGATCTACACTCGAAGACCAGTGGGCATATGAATTGGCCGAAGACAAGGCTTCTCTTTCGGGTTACCTGTCGGATCGGGGCATTCGTGTACCTCGCCAATTCGGGATAAATGATATTGTGGATGGGGGCACGTATTTTGTCAAGCCTCGTTTCGGAAGCGACAGCAAGGGCATATCAGACCTCAGCGTTTGCAGATCCAAGAAAGACGTTGCAAGGCAGATTGCGATGATTTCAGAGGATTTTGGTCAGGATGCAGTTATTGAAGAGTTTGTTGATGGATTTGACTGCACGGTGTCCTGCTGGCAGGATGAAGGATCAGTGCAAACGGTCGCCATCGGCATTGAATGCAACGGTTCTGCTGGAGGAATCCAGACATTCGACGGCAAGCTGAACATAGAAGAGTATTGTTACCCAATTAATGACAGCGAAGTTGAACACATAGCACGTACCGTATTCTCGTTGATGAAGATTAAGCATTGCGCAAGGATAGACTTCCGCGGAGACAAGTCAGGACGTTATTATCTGATTGATGTGAATCTGATGCCTGGGCTCGGCCCGTTGGCTCATTTCCCCAAGAGTCTACTTCTTGCGAGGAATATGTCGTACAGGGACGCCATCAATGCCGTTATATCTTCTGCGACTTAAATATGATTGAGTATGAAAAGGCCATCATTCAAGACCATAGCCAAGACTTACGAGAAGAAGGCGGCCAACGTGTCGGCTACATGTAGCGCGCTTAATGTTTCGCGTACAGCATTCTATAAGTGGAAAAATAAGTACCCCAAGCTTGAGGCATTGCTTGACGAGGTTGACGAGTCTCTTCTTGACTTCGCAGAGAGCAAACTTGTCCAGAACATACAGGACGGTGACGTGACATCGTTGATATTCTTCCTGAAGACCAAGGGAAAGAAGCGAGGGTATGTTGAGCAGATTGATAACAAAGTGACGATAAGCCCGTTCGAGGAGTTGATGAAGGCTCTTCCGGACGATGTTGAGCCATAGAAGTGTCTATTAAGCATGGATGACAAGTCGCTGAGATACATGTTAGCCTGGAGAAAGGACTGGGCGCGTTTCGCAAGGGACGTGCTCAAATCTCGTCTTGACTCAGAACAGGAGGACATCCTTCATTCGGTTCAGACCAATCCGAAAACGACAGTGGCATCGGGGACTGCAAGAGGCAAGGACTACGTGTCGGCTGTGGCTTGTATGTGTTTTCTGTATTTGACTCCTCGATTCAACAGCGAAGGAGTACTTATAAAGAACACTAAGGTGGCCATGACCGCCCCGACAGGACGTCAGGTGCAGAACATTATGATGCCGGAGATCCAGAGACTTTTTTATAGGGCCTCCGGATGTCTCCCAGGCAGGGTAACATCGCAGTATATAAGCACTGGTTACTCGGAATGGTTCCTGACCGGATTCAAGGCCGGAGACGACAATATGGAGGCATGGTCAGGATTCCACGCCGTAAACACCATGTTCGCGGTAACCGAAGCCTCAGGTATATCCGACACCGTGTTCAACGCTATAGAAGGAAACTTGCAAGGCAACTCTCGCTTGCTGCTAGTATGGAACCCTAACACCACAGTAGGCTTCGCTGCAAGATCTATGTCCTCTCCGCAATTCGCCAAGTTCAGACTAAACTCCCTTCATGCGGAGAATGTCGTGTCGAGGAAAGTTGTCATTCCGGGGCAGGTGGATTATCCTTGGGTTAAGTCGAGGGTCGAGGACTGGTGCTCCCCTATTCAGGAATCCGATATGGACGAGGGTGAGGGGGACTTCCGTTTCGAGGGCGGCATTTATAGGCCAAATGATCTTTTCAGGGTTAAGGTGTTAGGTATGTTCCCAAGAGTGTCTGAGGACTGTCTTGTCCCATATGAGTGGATAGCGTTGGCCAACAAGAGATGGGAGGCCATAATCGAGGAGTTCGGGGAGGGCTACATCCCTGATGAGGATCTGCGCCTTGGGGTCGATGTTGCAGGTATGGGCCGCGACAGCAGTTATCTCGCTCCCAGATACGGGAACTTTATGCACAGGCTTATTGGACATCAGTCAGCAGGTCACGCCGACCATATGAGGGTTGCCGGTATGGTTGTCAACGAACTCCGTAAATGCCGTACATCGGATGCAAGAGCCTTCATCGATACTATCGGCGAGGGCGCGGGTGTCTATTCCCGCCTGGTGGAACTCGGTGTCAAGGGGGCCACCTCCTGCAAGTTCAGCGAGGGAGCTGGAAAGAATTCGGACATTACCGGGCAGCACCGTTTCTCCAATATGAAGGCCTTTCTTTATTGGTCGTTCAGGGACTGGCTCAACCCTAAGAACGGATTCGACGCTGCACTTCCTCCAGATGACGCTTTGACAGAGGAGGCGACAAGCGTTAAGTGGCTTTTCCAGTCCAACGGAAGCATCTTAATTGAGCCTAAGGATGAGTTAAAGAGAAGGATAGGAAGAAGCCCGGACAGGCTAGATGCTGCAGCCAACTCATTTTACCCAGTCCACAAGGAGTCGGGGTTGTCAGATGAAGAGATTCTGGCTGATTTTCTGTAATCAAAAGCGTTTCATAATGAAACGTTTTCACTATATTTGCGGATAGAGATAGAACATTGTTTTATGAAGAGCCTTGAAGAGATATTCGCTCCGGGCAACACTCCGGAGCAGATCATATCGGCCCTCAGCGGCCAGAAGAAGGACTGTCCGTCTTGGGATGTCATATCCAAGGATTTCGACACGAGGAAGCATGATATCGTGGCCGACCCGATGCTGCGCCCGAAGGAGAAGATCAAGGGCGGACGGAAAGAACGTCCGGCCAAGCTGACGTATGCGGCTGAGCAGATAGCCACCAGACGAATGACGCAAATGGCCTTCTCCATTCCCGTGAAGAGGGTTTACAGTCAGGCGGCCAACGATGTCGAGAAGGCGTTCCAAGACGCGATAGAGGCTGTCTATAAGAACGTCAGGATCGATGGCGTAAATATGAACAGGATGTATGCGTATTTCGCCGCCTGTGAGATGATGACCTTCTGGTACATAGCGGAAGGAGACGAAGTGGTGAACAAGTACGGGTTTGACTCCAACGTCAAGATACGATGCAGGAGCTTCTCTCCTATGCCGAGGAGATTCTCGAAGATAGCCCAGGCCTCCATCTACCCGTATTTCAACGAGGATGATGACCTTGTCGCTCTCAGCGTGGCGTACGTAGATCAGGAGAACGTCAGCCACTTCAACTCCTATACTGCGAAGAACGCCTACTTCTTCCGGCAGGAGGCCGGAGGGTGGACATCAGAGGTCAGGCCTAACATAGCGGGCAAGATTCCTGCCGTCTATATCCAGAGGCCGATTCCTGTGTTCGACGGCATATCGTCCAACCGTGACGACATCGAGTTCACGCTTAGCCGCAACTCGGACAACATAAGGAAGAACTCGTCGCCGATACTGAAAATCATCGGAGAGCTGGCTGGCGGCGACACACTCCCTGTCGGCGATACGGCAAGGCAGGTGTACAAGATGAAGGATGGCGGAGACATCGGTCTCATCAGCCCTGCGCTTACCACAACTGATGCCAAGGCTCACATCCAGATGTTGAAGCAGATTGATGACGAGACCACGCAGCAGGCGGACATGACTATGGAGAACCTCAAGAGCCTCGGCGCGCAGAGCGGGGAGGCGAGAAAGACGCTGCTGACAGAGCCGCATCTGAAAGTCGGAGAGGAGAAGCATGAGATCGTCTGGTTCCTTGACCGGGAGTTCGAGGTGATCAAGGCTTTGCTTGTCACGGTCAAGCCTGAATGGAAGCAGTATCAGCACACCACCAGATGCGAGCAGCTCATAACGCCGTTCATCCAGAATGACACGGCGGCGGACATAACGAACTTCTCCAAGGCCTCGGGTGTCCTTGTGTCGCAGAAGACGGCCATCAAGCGGGCCGGACTTGCCGTGGACGCGGATGCCGAATATGAGGAGATTATGAAGGAGAAGAGGGAGGAGGCCGAGGCCCAGCGGATGGAGGATGTCTTCACAGGAGCAGAATAGTGATGTATGGGGAGGCTTGACGAGTACAGGAAATTGCAGGCGAAGCACCTCGCAAGGGTTGAGAGGTATCTTGCGAGGTTGAAATCCCTGTACTCGAAGGCCGTGTCCGGACTTGTCGATCTGGCCTCAGAGTCCAAGTTTGACGGTGAAGGTCAGTTCTATTTCTCCGATTACCCTGAGTTGAAGAAGGAGGTCAACGAGGTCGTCACCAATCTAGCCACGGGCATCGAGCAGACGGTGCTGCGTGGCACGACCGCCGAATGGGCTCAGGGCAACACGACCGCGGACGGCACTGTGGAATATGTCCTTGACAAGGCCGGAATCGATTCTGTCGGGGATTTGACGGACAAGGCGGTGGGGAGGTATTTCAACAACCACGAGTCAGCCTTGAAGGCATTCCAAAAGCGCAAGATCGGAAACGGGCAGACCCTTTCGACAAAGGTGTGGGATCTGGCCAACCATCAGAAGGTCGAGGTCGAGTTGGCGAGATCCATTGCGGAGGGAGTGAGTGCCGCCAAGATAGCGTCCAGTATGAAGTCCCTGCTGAAAGAGCCGGACAAGTTATTCCGCAGGGTCAGGGACAAGAACGGTGTTCTGAGGCTATCCAAGAACGCAAAGGCCTACCATCCTGGATCTGGGACTTACAGGAGCAGTTACAGGAACGCCCTGCGCCTTGCGAGGACGGAGACGAATATGGCGTACAGGAGTGCCGAATGGGAGGGCTATCAGGAAAAGCCTTATGTCGTTGGGTTCGAGATCAAGCGGAGCACGCATCCGTATGACTGCCCTGTCTGCGAGGCGTTGGCAGGGAGATACCCGAAGGACTTCAAGTGGAGCGGCTGGCATCCAAACTGCCGGTGCTATATGGTTCCGATCACGTTCACGGAAGAGGAGATGGACAAATACGGGGATGCTTTTGTTGAGGGTGAGGATTTCGACAGTACTACCTCAGTCAACTATGTCGGGGATGTGCCGAATGGATTCAGGGAGTGGATAGAGGGAAACAGGGAACGTGCAAAAGGGTGGAGTTCCCTTCCGTATTTCATCAAGGATAATCAGAGCTACGTTGGGAAGTTTGATGTCGATATATACAGTGCGGCTGAAAGGAAGTTCACCCGTGCTGGAAGGGTCAGGGAATCGATGCGTAAGGCCCTCGGGGAGTATTTGCAAGAGAGATACAAGGACACTATCCCCAACACGGAACTGGCTGCGATATATCACTACACAAGAGGAGATATCAGCGCATTCCGGTCTTTGAACAAGCAACTGCGATCCGGATCAGTGTCTGATTTCAACGTTGCGTTCTCCGAACTATTGTCAGAAGGAATCTCGAAAGTAAGCGTCTATGATGGATCTGTCTATCGGTCTATCAAGCTGAACAAGAAAAACCTTAAGGATTGGCTGGATTGCGCCATATCTGGCGGAAGCAAGACATTCGATGGATTCACATCGGCATCAAAGGTTCAGTCGGAGGCCTTTGGGACATTTGAGGACAAGATAAAGACCAAAAGCAACGAAACAGTCTGCCACATCGAAATTTTATCAAAAAACGGGAGGGACATATCGGATATCTCACAATTTAATGGTATCTTTACAACTGAAAATCAACAAGAAGTGATCTTTGACAAAGGAAGTCGCTTCAAGTTTGTTTCAGTTGACAAGGAGGACGACATCTACTATTTCACTTTACAGGAGTTATGAGACAGAGGATAACAAGAATGCCCACGGATGAGGAGTTCGAGGAGATGTGGGAGGCTTCACAGAGGGCCCACGAAAGGAAGAGAAAGGAATTCGAGCGAACTCACACCAAGGAGGAGATAGAGGCCATCGAGAACGACCCTATGTTCCAACGATGGGATGACGGCTCGGACATTCTGGGTTGACGACTATGCAGACAGCTCCATGAGAGCTGTTTTTTCGTGTCTTTCAGAAACGCAAGATCTTATGCAATTCAGTGAAAATAAGCCGATTAAATTTGGCATAATCAATTATTTTCGCTAACTTTACCATACCAAAAAAACAACTAAAAGTAAGTGAGTTATGAGCAAAGTTTCAGAAAAACGGCGGGTAGTCTCCGCTTTCACCCTGCGATATGAGAAAAAGCAGGGGTTCGATGTTCCCGTCGGGGATTCCCGGTGTAATGTCCCCACGGCGGCAGCCGAAGTCTTATATAAGATATACGAGGCCACCGACAGCGTGATTCAGGCGAAGGAGTACTGCTTCGCCCTCCTGCTCAACAGGATCAACAGACCCGTTGGGTACATTAAAGTAGCCGAGGGAGGAGTTAGTGAATGCTCTCTTGACAATCGTCTTATATTGAAGGCAGCCCTTGATCTCAATGCCACTGGAGTTATTCTATGCCACAACCACCCGAGTGGTAGTCCATATCCAGGGCCTAGTGACCTGAAACAAACGGATTCGCTCCGCAAGGCTCTGAACACGTTAGACATCAATCTTCTGGACCATATTATATTGACGGATGGCCAGTTCTATTCTTTTGCGGACAGCTGCGCTGCTCCGCTCAATAAGTAAGTCAAAAAAAACTAAAGAAAGTAAGTAAGATCAGCATGAAGAAGTCAATCAAAGTAATCGCCAAGTGCGCCTTGGTATTGGTCGGAACGTTATCGTTACTCGTTCTTGTCGGAGAGCCTACGGCGGAGTTCAACGACTTCGCAAGAAACACCGTAGGAGTATCGGAATCAGTGGCCATTATTGCAGTCAAGTCTATGTGTATAGGCCTCATAGCTGTCTGCTGCAAGGTCTATGAGATAATGGAGCCCGGAGTTTTTGACAAGTAGCAAGAGCAAAAAGATAGTAAGTTATGAAGATAGGAATAGAGCAGTTCATAAAGCAGAACGCCGGATGGGACCCAAAGTACGGCCTCGGCCACAAAGAGGAGGAATGGCAGGAAAACTACGACATCGCCTGTGAGGTAGAGGAACGCCTCCAGAACAATTATCCTATGGACGGGGATGTTCACCCAGGCGACCTCGTTGAGATCTCCGACGGGTACAGGGTTTACAAGAACGCCCTTGTCTGCTCAATAGACAAGAACGGCGTGTGCGAGGTCTGCGAGCGGTGGAGCGCGTTCACGTTCGGCAAATCGTTCAGTGTGTCCGGCGGGGTGTGGCACAGCATCCACAAATCCAACTTCGTGAGGAATGGTAACGGTGTGGCGACATATTGGACTTGGGGACGCAACGGAGCCGGTGCGGATCAGGGGATCTATTTCCCAGTGCTTGTCCAGAGATGGATAGTCCCTTATGAGAAGCAGCAACCGGAGACCACCGTGCTGTTCAGGACGAGCAAGCTCCGGTCTGAACCAAGGGTGTCCATCACTGGCCCCGGATTTTCCACCCTTGCGACATTTTGCTCCGTGAAGGCTTTCAAGGCTTGGGCGGAGTATGTGGGCTTCGGATATGAGAAGCTCGGGCAGGCCTGGAACGGGGTGATCTCCAGACGGGGAAAGCAGAACATCACTGACCGTCTTTTCTGGACAATGGACGACCTGCCGGACGGGGCGAAGCCGCTCTTCGCCATGAGCAATGGTTCTATGGTGCAGCGCTACGTCAGCAATGACGGTGACACAATCACGACATGGAGGCCGAACCCGAACAGCAAGGCGGTGTTCAATCCGCTGCCCTTCGAGGAGGCTAAGAGGTATTACGGTAATCCGATGGGCGTATGAGAAGCTACACTTTGTTCGACGAGAAGAACGTCGCCACTGACTGGGTGTCAGAGGAATTGGCGGAGGGAAACTGTTCCACCTCTTTCGGAAGTATGGGTAAATACTGGGCATTCTACTCCGACGGCCGTCTCTGGGAGGCGACATTGTTCGAGAACTCGCGCCACGAGTTGAGGCTGGTCAACAGGGACTACATGATGAAATGTGACATCACGTGTATGATGGACAGATTGCAGAGACTGTCTGATAGTTTGGACGAATTTCGTCTTGAAGTCGGATGGGATGGCAAGGACACGCTGATAGTCCGGCCGTATTATGCGGAGGAGCCTTTCACATTGCTTGAAGTCTTGGAGAAATCAAGGGTTCAGGGTATTGATTATCTTGTCCACATTCCTCGTTCTGGGGCCGAGGATCTTGTATATACCGGCATAGGCCTTACAGTTGCAGGGAGATTCAGATTTAAGGACGCTCTTTCTCTCCCGACTAGAATATCGAAGGATGGCACAACCATAATTGTCGGGTCTGATCTGTCGAACGTGGATTGTTGTTATGAGGCTCATGGGATGTTTTATATGATGAAGAAGTTTAATCAGGAAAGAGCAATGGAGCCAAAATTTCGGTCAATAGAATTAAGCACTTTATTTAATATTTAGTAAGTTATGGAAAGAGAACGCACAAAGGAGGCAGCCCTCGCCTTCATTGAGAACGGAGGGCACTGCATCAAGAGGTTTGGCTGGGCCTGGAAAGGAGGAAGAACCGAACCTTGCTCAAAGGAGGAGGCTTTGAGGCTCCTGCAGAAGTTTGACTTCGGCAAGGGTTACTACGAGTTGGTTTGGAGAGACAGATTCCAGGTGCTTGAGTTCTGCGAACTTTCGGAAGCGGATATGTTGTAATGTGGAGGATAAAAATGGGAAAGAAGAAATTTTTGTATCACCTTAGTGAGGTTTCCGGCACTCTTGGGTGGAGTATTCGTTCCGCAAAAAATGGACATTCTCCAAGCACTTCCCTATTGTTGGCCAACAGGAATTTAATATCAGCGGTTGACAATTTGTGCCAGTCAAAAGCCGATGTTGGTAAAGAGGATATGCTATGCGCTGTATCTGGCTTTCGTAAGGATCGAAGGGTTCGGTTGGCTCATATCTTAGGATGCTCCAGTCTTCAAAAGTTAGTTGGATTGTTGCAGCGCACTGGTTTGAATGCCCCTGATGACGACATTAAGCTTCTTCTGATAGGAGGCAGCCCTTTCTTTTCTATGCCTATGTACGATAATTGTATTCGGGCATCTGAGGTTGCCGTGTTCTGTACTGCTTTCGGCATCAGCCGAACAGAGTTCAATCAAGTTTTCAGGTCTCCTCTTTTGAAGTCTGGTACTATAAGTTCATCAACTTGGGCTAAGGCGTTAAAGGGACATAGAAAGAAAGTTCCTTCATGGCTGCAAGAGGTGGACGATCTGTGCAGGCTATCTTGTGCGAAAATGGTGAACGGGATAATTCAAGTAAGATGAACAAGTACACGCTTGTGATTCTCGACTACGAGAGCAGCGAGGTCAGGATCTTACAGGTCGATAACGACGAGATTGAGAGGAAATGGAACGATGACGTCTCTGAATATGTCACAGGGGATCAGGACAAGGGAGGTCTCGGCTACGGAAGAGACCAGGTCGAGTGGCTCTACTCCTGTGAAGTAAGAATGAGAGCTGATTTTATAACTAATTATGGCTAAATTGATTGCGGATTGCGGAAACGTGTGGGGACCTTTACAGAGTTCACACATAAAAAGATAGCGGTCGGTTAGCCGCTATTCCCCTCCGTTCTGGAGGGCTTACACTTTTTTGTTGTTAGAGTTGGTACCGGATCCGTCGTGAGATGCGTCCGGTTTTTCATGCCATCTTTCTTCTCGTGCAGATACAGAAAACCTTTCGTAATTTATTAGAAATAAGCTGATTAAATTTGGTATATCCAATTTTTTTCATTAGATTTACAATACCAAAAAAAACAACTAAAAGTAGTGAGTTATGATAACAATTCAGTTTGGAAAGCGTATTCGCAAGGGATGGTCAGATTCATTTTCTGTTGAGCTTGTCACAATTGACACAGAGTGCGAGTCTATCGAGGATGCTTACAAAGTCGCTTTGGCCAACGGTCACGACCCTAATAAGAATATTCGTTGGTGGAACAGAGATGAACAGAGTAAGTAATCAGCAAGGCTATGAGGCACGAAAGATTCGCAAGCGCAACGATCAAGTTCCTGGACCTTGACATCCGTTCTGGGAGAAGTGAGTTTATGGTAGGTTCAAAAAATATCACCCTTGACTGGAAGCAAAGCCAGATGTTCCGTGGAATGGAGGCTTGGGACTCCGGTCTTGAACGGGTTGCGTTCGGCACCCTTCCTGTATGGAAGTTCAACGCAAGGAAAGCACACAGACAAGGCGGAGTGGTCAAGGCTGGCATCATTGCCGAATTGATGGGAATAAGCGGAAGATTGGTTTAATAGGATATCAAAGTTATGAGAATTTTCACTTCGTATTTCGGTAGGACAGCCCTGTTGCAAAGATCAGGCATCGTCCCGATTGGCATAGCCCTCTGGTTGCCAAGATGGTATTCCGGCAAGTCGATGAAATCAGTGGCTCCAACGGGCTATATGGTCAAGGGTGACATCACCCAAGACCGGTATGTTGAACTGTACAACAAGGAGATCTTGGGAAAACTCAGGGTCGAGGAGGTTGTCTATGAGATAGAGCGGCTGTCTGGCGGGAAGGATGCGGCTCTGCTCTGTTACGAGAAGCCGGGTGATTTCTGCCACAGGCATCTGCTGGCAGACTGGTTGACAAGGGAGTCCGGACTGGTGGTCGAAGAGTTTGACCAGGAAAAGCATTCGGCGGTACAAGAACAACCCGAGACAGTCAGCAAGGCTGACAATGAGCCGACGTTATTTTGAAATATTCAACATCATAAAAAAGTAAGTAAGTTATGAGCAAAGCAAGCATCAGCCTTTCAGGCAAGGCAAGAATCGTGAGGAGGGCTTCCTCACTCAACAGAATCGCGTCGGTTCTCGGATGCGAGGTCAAGACAGACGAGTCCTGCAACGTCATTCTTTCTGGAGAGACAGACAAGGCACGCAAGGCGTTCGATGTACTGAAAGCCTACGGCTACGTCAGCAAGAAATCAGAACTCTGTTTCGAGACAGGTAACAGTTGGTTGTTCATCAGTTAAGGGAGGATTATTATGAGGACTTATGCGGATTTTGACGGCAAGAACGCCGTTCCCGAATGGGTTGAGGACTGCTTCGACTGCGTGCGCAGCGAGGACGGGAAGAGTTGGGCTTTCTTCTATGGGGAGACCCTCTGGGAGGCGGAGACTGACGCGCACGCGACAGTGTTCCGCAACAGGAACAACGCTGACAAGGGCAAGGCCATCGAGGAACTCTTCGATGAGCTTCGCGAGTTCGAGAAGTTCGCGCTGGAAGAGTTGCGGATGGAACTCGATATCGTGGATGTGGATACAGTAAAGATAAGGTTTTTTTATAGAGATTAAGAATATGAGTGATTCGATAATGAAGAAAGTCTCCGTTGAGGAGTTCACAAGGCTTGTAAAGGAGTTGACGCTCGGCAAGGAGCTTTGTTTCGCAGCGTATATCCCGGAGGGTGCGAACGATCCTGATGAGGCTGTGGACTGGTGGTCTGCTGTACGCATCAATATAGGCAAGGAGGAGTATACGGTGGTCTATCACTGCGGAGGTCTAACGTCAAGGTCTTTGGTGTTCGATTCTCCGAAGGAGCTGGACGCCGAGTATGTGGATGGGTTCCTTGCCTACTATGGCCTTTTGCAGGACGGTCATGTGAATGTTGAGTTCGGAAGTTCAGGGAAAGCGGAGGATCAGAGGAAAAACAGCAAGAAGTAAGAATATGGAAGAATTGAACAGAATAGAGTTACAGGGAAGAATCGGCAACATCAGGGTCTATGAGGTAGGCAACTCGAAGACCTCCAGGATTTCCATCGCCACTAACAGGATGTTCGAGTCTACGGACGGCGCGAAGACCATCGAAACTACTTGGCACGACATCTCTGTCTGGCAGGAGAACATCAAGGAGGAGCTCGGAAGCGTCAGGAAAGGTGACATTCTCCACGTCATTGGGCGTGTGAGGAGGCAGAGATATGTCTCGGCTGACGGAGAGGAAAGATACACCTACGAGGTCGTCGCACACAGCGCAGAGATCGTCAGGTAATAGCCGGGAAGTTTTTTTCCCTGATTTTTTAGCAAACCGTTGTAATATGCAACGGTTTTTCTTATCTTTGCCGTTGAGCCATCTGGCCTCAAAGGTGTTGTCTCACAACTTCATTTACTTACTGAGCCGGAGCCGCCTTGATGGCCAAGGAGGCTCCGGATATTTGTTAACCAAATAAAGCAACAGTTTATGAAGACAAAGGTCTTTGAGAGGTTGAAGCCGAAAGCGGTTTCGTTCGGATTCAACGATGATGAGCTTAGGACTGCCGCCGAGTGCATCGCCGGAAGTCTCGCTCCAGAAGCCACCGACGAAATGATCGACAAGGCGATCGACCAGTTCGTTCCCATTCTCGGTTTGTCCCAGAACGCGGCCCAGCGCAGTTTCACGCGTATGAAGACGCAGTTTGAGAAAGACCACCCAACCCCCACCGCTACACCTCCGGCCCAGACTACGCCTGCGGCAAAACCTGACGATCCTAATAACAAGAAGGATCAAGACGGCGAGATGCCTGCCTGGTTCAAGGCTTACCAGTCCGAGAAGGACAAGGAAGCCAAGGAACTGAAGGAGCAGATCGAAAGGATGAGCAGGGAGAGGGCCAACGAGGGCTACAGATCCAAGGCGCTGGCGGCGCTCAAGGATGTTGACGAGAACTACTACGGGCTGATGCTTGAGGGAAGGCAGTTCGAGAGCGAGGAGGATGTCAACAGCTTTGTGACCAAGGTCAGTGACGGCTGGAATAAGCTGGTTCAGGCGAAGAACATCCAGACGCAGAAGGAGGTCACGCCTCCGGGCGGAGGAGCCCCGGCGCAGGACAAGCCGAGCCAGGCCATCCTTGACAGAATAGCGGAGAGGGGCAAGATTCAGGAAACGTCTCCGATCAAGGGTCTTCCTGCGCAGAACTGACGGCCCGGAGGCAAAGATTAACTAAAAATCCAATTGACCATGGACAAGACCAAAAGATTCAGCGTCACGGACCCGGGGAAGAACGCCCCGATAGTCTTTGACCAGATTTTCGCCGAGAAGGTTGGAGGCGGGCTTGTGAAGAACAGCCCGTTCGACCTTTATCCAGGCATGGCGGTCTCTGCTGACGGCAACGTCATCAAGGCCTACAAGGTCGTTGAGGATGCGTCGGAAAGCGCCTCCTCCATCAAGATCGCCAAGAATTCAGGCATCGTAAAGGGAGATGTCATCGCCAAGGGCAAGGTGGGCGTGGCCTGCACAGCCGTTGACACAACCACAAGCAAGGACTTCGACACAGTGACCGTGAAGCTTACGGTGGCCGTGAGCAAGGGGGACATCCTCTATCAGGCTGCATCGGCAAGCGCTGACGCGGCGGCTCCGGTACACGCTCCGAAGTACCTGCTCGGTGAGTTCGTCGAGGCGAACTCCGGGGACGAGCTCGTTAAACTCGTGAACGGTGCCAACATCAGGAAGGAGACCGCTCCTGTCGCCGACGAGGTGGTAGCCCTGATGAAGAGCATCGACAAGATTTAGTATCTGTAACCAAACCAACCAGAAATCATGGAAAAGCCAATTATGGATTTGAGCCAGGTCGATCTCCAGGCGGAGGTCACCTCCTACAAGGTAGGCTTGAATATGGTGTGGCCGACCTTCTTCCCGTTGAGGTACACCCCGAAGATGGACTTCAAGTCCCTTTCGGGCAACGAGGGCCTGCCGATCTCGGCAGACCGAATCGCGTTCAACGTGAAGGCGCCGGTGAAGACCAGAAAGAAGATCGGCCAGTGGAGCGGAACTCTGGCCAAGATCGCCATCTCCCGCAGCAAGGACGAGAACGACATCAATGACTACAACGACCTGAGGACTCTGGCCGCCAAGTCGGACATCGATGTCGATATGAAGAAGAAGCTCATCGACATCGTGTACGATGACGTGACCTTCGTCCACGACGGTATGGACGCGAAGGTTGAGGTTGACGCGTGCGACATCGCCTCTCACGGAGTCCAGAACTACAATGAGATCGTTGACGGCGACAACGCCACAAGCGACGTTATCAACTTCAACGTCCCTGCGGAGAACTTTATGGGAGTCTCCAAGCCGTGGAGCAACGCAGAGGAGGCGGACGGAATCGGAGACATCATCAAGGCCAAGGAGATCATCAAGAAGGCTCACAAGCCGACCCCTCGCTTCGCCATCATGGAGCAGGCCGCTTTTGACCTTCTGATCGCCCAGAAGAAGACGCTGGCCAGACTGTCAGCAGCCTCCGCCCTCGCGACCGGGACCGTTATGGTGACCCCTGACAGCGTTGACCTCGACAGGATCAACCGCTATATGACCTCGAAGGGATTCCCGACCATCGTCGTGATCGACACGGAGGTGTCCATCGAGGGCAAGGACGGCGTCGAGACCCCGTTGAAGCCTTGGGCTGAGAACGTGGTCACTCTGGCCCCGTCCCTCACGCTCGGCCACACGTACTACAAGACCGTGCCTATCGTCGAGAACAGCCCGGCTCTTCAGGCGTACGCCAAGTTCTACAAGGTGACACGCTACAGCGAGCTCAACCCTATGCAGGAGGTGACCCTCGCCGAGGCGTATATGCAGGTAGTTCTGGAGAACAGGGCCTCCACCGCGTTCATCAACACGGCGAAGACCTCCTGGAGCAACGGAGCCGCCTAAAACAGCATAAGGTTCTGGCTTATGGATGTGAAGACAGCATTGCTTCTTTCGGTGTCATTTCCGCTTGCGGAGTCGCAGGCGGAGGTGATGGCCGTCAGGAGAGGGCTTGACTTCAACGAGCTTTTCACGAAGGAGGTGGCCAACTCCCCGGAGTACGAGTTGACCTACGCCGACAGCCTCAGGCTGCTCGTCACCCAGCCGAACGTCTCGGAGGGTGGCGTGAGCATCTCGGTGTCGGACAAGGCGACCCTCATCGCCATCGCCAACTCGATCTACAGGAAGCACGGCGAGCCTCTCATCCGCGAGCAGAACCCCACAGTGGAACCGATAGAAGACTGACCGTCCGCCTATGCCTGTCGTGATGTTCAGACCCCACTCCCTTTCCGTGCTCAGAGTCTCGGAGGGCAGTTATGACGGCAACGGGGACTATGCGCCGTCCACGGAGGGCTGGTCCTGCAGGATCCCTTGCAGGTACGAGCCCAACGGGAGGGCAAGCACCGTCCCGGTCGGGGAGGACAGGAACTACGTTTACAGCTACACCGTCTATCTCGACACAGACTGCCCGGAGATCTCCTACGGACAGGTCGTGAGGATATTCGACAGATGCGGCAGGAGCATAGGGGACTTCCGCGCGAGGGGATTCCATCGCGGGCAGTTGAACTCCAAGTTATGGGTGTAAAAATCCAAGGCTTCAACGAGATGATGGCCACGCTGAACGCCAGGGCTCAGAGGATAGTGGAGAACTTTCTGATGAACCTCGACTATCTCGGCCTCCAGTCGGTAAGGTACATCCGCGACCGAACAGCGGATGAGAGCTGGATGGATCAGACCGGCAACCTGCGTTCGTCAATCGGATACATAGTGGTCCGGGACGGCGAGATCAGCAAAAGCGGAGGCTTCGAGAGGGTTGACGGCCCGAAGCGCGACAAGTCGTCCGAAGACGGCTCGGCAGAAGGCAGGAGCTACGCCGAAAGGCTGGCGGCCAATTACCCCACTGGGTATGCCCTCATCGTAGTGGCCGGAATGGAGTACGCCGCATACGTGGAGGCCAAGGCCAACAAGGATGTTCTCGCAGGAGGCGAGATATTCCTGAAAAAGGAGGTCAGGAAGCTTGTCAGGCGGCTCAGCCAAAAGTACGGAGGGAAATGATGATGATTTCAGACATCGACATAAAGGACATAGCCTACAGGCTTGTCAGCGGAAGCCCCTTGAAGGGGATGATAAGCGGTCGTGTCTATAAGGACGGAAGGCCGATGAACTCCGGCAAGGAGGACATAGCCATAGCGGTTCTGGCGGGTGACGCCGCCCAGTCGCAGGAGTTCGCCCTTGTCATCAACCTCTTCGTCCCTGACGGCAACCGCGTCAACGATTCGGTCGAGAGCACAAAGAGGCTCCGCCTCCTCTGCTCAGAGTGCATCAAGACGTTCGAGAGCGCACACTTCGAGAAGGTGTGGTTTCATCTTGACTCCCAACGGGTGATGAAGGCCGACGACGCGGACGAGCACTTCATAAGCAACAAGGTCATAGCGGATGTCTGCTGTGGATAGCGAAAGGACAATTTAACGAACAGTGTCATTATGGCAAAGGAAAAGAATCTTACCATCGGCTGGGGCAAGCCGACGATCTACGTCAAGGACATCTCCACTACCGGAGGGGCGTGGACGAAACTTCCTGACGCGGTGGAGGACTCCGTACAGTTGACCCCGACCAAGGGCGACAAGGTGGAGGCCACCGTCGAGGGAGGCGCTCCTGAGGCCGTCAAGTACAAGCGCAGCAAGTATGAACTGACCTACGGCATCCGCAACGCGGCGGAGAGGGATATGCCTATCGAACACGAGGACGGCGTGGTCCAGGACGAGTACGCCGTAGTGGTCGTTCCTGAGAACCCGAAGGCACCGGGCTGCTACATCGAGCGGTCGGCGGTCTCAGTCGAGGATCCGTTCGACGCTGCGAAAGGATCAAACTGGACCTACACGCACAGCGTGCTCACACCGTCAGCGGGGAAGATGGTCAAGTGGGGTATCATGACCGTTACGGATAGCGGATCTGGCATCTCCATCAGCGCCAACGGCAGGGACTTCTCGTCCGCGACCGAGCTTTAGCATTGACACCGCATCCGGGACGGTGGTGATGAGTATCCCGGAACAACGCCCCATAAGTGGACTTGACGAACGTACAGTGAGTAAGTCGGACTTATAGGCTGTTCGATCCAGCCGGGGCGTCCAAGCAAAAAAACGTCTTTGTTATGGGCAATGAAAGCACAACGGAGAAAAAGGTCGAGCGTGCCATCCTCCAGAAGGGAGGGAAGGTGAGGATAGGAGACAGGGAGTACGAGTACCCCTCCCCCACCCTCGGAACGCTTTATATGGTCTCGGCTCTTATCTCGGACATCCCTGAGATCTCCGATTCAAAGGACACTGCGGCTGTCGTAGGATCGGCCTCCTGCGCGAGGTCGGTGGCCAAAATCATAGCCACACTCATCATCGGAGCCAAGAGCCTCAAAAAGACGGCAAACAAGCCCATACAGAGACTTCTTTCGGCAATCAAACTCAAGCAATCACCACTTGACGCTCTCACCGGGGTGATTCTTGACACCTGCACCCCGCGTGAGGCCTTGAACATATTGGTAGAGCTTCTCGGAGAGTCGCAGCTGCCGGATTTTTTCGTTCTTACCACTTTCCTGCGAGACGCAAGTCTGACAAGGCCGACGAAAGTGGTGGAGACCGGAACGACAGCCCTTGGGCGGTCATAGCCGGAATAGTGAAGGCCTACAATGTCAGTTTCGATTACGCCATATACGAGATGAGCTACCAGAACGCCATAATGTACAACAGGGTTCTTCCGTCCTACGATTCGGTGAAGAGCGGGGACGGCGGTTCGGGCGGCCCTGAGATGATTGACGGCGACGACCCTGACAGGATGAACGAGATACTTTCTTATCTGGACTGATTATGGCTGATGACGGAAGACTGCACGTGATTATAGACGGTGACTCCAGCGAGCTGCAGAAGGCTCTGCGTGACATCACCAAGTCGTTCGACTCCACACAGGAGGGGGCCGAGCGTCTCGGCGGCACCATTGACGGCCTGAAAGGCAAGGTGGCCGCATTCTTCTCGGTGGCCGCCGCAAAGTCGTTCCTTCAGAAAGTCTATGAGACGCGGTCTTACTTCCAGGACATCGAGAGTTCGATGAAGGTGTTCCTCGGAGACGCAGAGAAGGCGGCCGACTTCACACAGAAGCTGAAAGACTACGCCTATTACAACATGTTCGAGTTCTCGGACCTCGCTCAGGCAAGCCAGCAGCTCATAGCCTACGGCAACAGGGTTGAGGACGTGATCGGGATCATCGACAAACTGTCCAACATCGCCACGGCCACCAAGGTTCCGCTCATGGATATGGTGGCTTTGTACAACAGGGCGAAAAATCTTGGAACCGTCAATTCTGACGGGCTCGCCTCATGGGCGTCAAGGGGACTTGTCCTGACCGATGTGTTAAGGAGCATGGGGGAACAGGTTGACGGCATGTCAATATCGTTCGAGCAGTTGAACAAGGCTCTTGACAAGGTGACGGGAGAGGGCGGTATGTTCCACGGCCTGATGGAGGAGATGATGCCGAACCTTTCCTCCTCGTGGGGCCAGTTGCAGGATGAGCTGTCCTCTATGTTCAACGAGATCGGAGAGGCTATGCAGCAGCCGATGCACGACGCCATAGACCTCGCGAGCTCGCTCGTCGGGAACTACAAGGAGATAGCGGAGACGGTGGCCGGGCTTGTCGTCTCGTACGGGGCTTACAAGGCCGCACTTGTCACTCTCAACGCGTTGAAGGTGTCGTCCATAATGATAACGAAAGGATGGACTGTGGCTGAGATCGCCCAGTTCAAGGCTATGGGGCTTGTAGAGAAGGCGCAGAAGGCGCTCAACGCCACGCTTCTGAAGAATCCTTACACGCTTGCGGCGGCGGGCGTGGCCGCTGTGGCTTTCGGCCTGTATAAGTTGATAACGGCCGAGAAGGGAGCGGAGAGGGCGCAGCGTCAGCACGCCGAGGCGATGGAGGAGATGTCCGGACGGTATGAGGAAGCGGCGAACGCGGCGAAGAATTACATCGGCATAGTTCAGGACGCCGAGGCCCAGTCCGGGCAGAGGGCGTTGGCGTACAGCAAACTAAGGGAACTAGTGCCGGAACTCACGAACCTATACTCACAGGAGGAACTCGCCGTCATCAGCCTTACCAAGGCGTACGGTGACCTCCAGAAGATACAGGACTCACAGAAAGAGGCCGAGTTGAAGAAGGCTTGGGAAGATTCCGTGGAATCCGTCAGGAAGTACAAGGACGCGATGGATGCCGCCGAAAAGGCCGGCAACCAGTATATGTTCCTCCGCGCCAAGGAGGGAAAGGAACAGGCCGAAGCGGCCTCCAAGCTGGCCTTTGACGCGTATGTCAAGAAGTCGAGGGAGAACGCCATCGCCTACGTCCCTGACCAGAGCGCGAAGGGTATTGAAGACTCACAGGCAAAACGGGACAAGGCCTATTGGGAGGCTGTCAAGAAGGAGGCTCAGGCAGCCCTTGACGCTATGTCCGACGAGGAGTTGAAGTCCAAGAAGGCCGCCGAGTTGAAGAAGAAAATAGCGGATGCCAGCAAGAAGATCGGGGAATACTCCGTCTCGACCGGCAAAGGCGGAAGTGCGGGTGGCGATTCCAAGGCCCTTGACACAGCCCTTTCCTCCGCCCGCAAGTCCGCCGCCGCCGCGGAGGTCTCAGCCATAGAGGACGAGGGGGCAAGGACGCTTGCCACCATCAGATTGAAGCACAGGAACGAGATCGAGGAGCTGGAGAGGCAGAAGGCCGAGCTGGAGAGGCTGGCCGCGGAGTCAGGCGTGGCGCTGTCAACGGACTTCTTCGACAAGACCATATCCGACACGGCGAAGAGACAGGCGAGGGAGTACAGGGCGGCCTTCGAGAAATACGCCATCAAGGAACTCCCGAAGCTGGACAACCCCGCCACGTCCGGAAACAAGGGGCTTGCCGGATTCGGCGACCTTACGGAGACAAAGAAGACGCTGGAGGAGATAGCCGCCCAGTACTCCATCATATTCGCGGACGCCGACAGCCTGTCGCAGGACCAGTTGAGGGAGGCCATAAGGCTCACCACCGAGGAGATAAAGAAGGCGGCGCCAGGCACGCAGGAGTACATATCCCTCCTTGAGAGGCTGCGTGCGCAGCTGGACACCCAGATCTCGAACAGGGGATGGGGCTTCTCCAAGATAATTGACGCGTTCCGGAACCTCCCGAATGCCGTCAGCGAATACAACACGGCGCTGGATAACAACGACGAGGGCGCGGCCTCCAAGGCTGAGGGCGAGGTGCAGGCGTATGTGCAGGCCGTCAAGGATGGTATGTCCCAGGTGTCGTCCGCGTTCTCCGGGCTCGGCTCGTCGCTGGAGAAGTTCGGCGGGAAGATCGGGGAGATAGGCGGACTACTGTCAGGCCTCGCCTCCAACACCGACAACATAACCACGGCCTTCACGTCCAAGAACAAGGGAGAGATCATCTCGGCCGGCATCTCGTCGGCGGTCCAGTATGTGGGGATGATAGGCGACCAGATCGCCGAGAACAAGCGTATCGAGGAGGAGTGGAACGCCACCATCAGGGAGACCGCCCACGAACTCGATATGCTGAACCTGGAGAAGCTCGATTACAAGCAGGAGAACCTGTTCGGTGTCGAGAACCCGTACAAGAGGGCCATCGACGGGGCCAGGCAGTACGGTGAGGCGGTGGGTCTCATCAACTCCAAGCTGGGTGAGCTCGCGGAGGGACAGGTGCAGGTCGGCACGAAGAAGGTGGCCAACTGGAAGAACGTCGGGCAGGGCGCGGCACTCGGCGCCGGAGTCGGGGCGGCCGCGGGTTCGGTCATCCCTGCCATAGGCACGGCCATAGGCGCGGCCATAGGAACGGTGGCCGGAGCGTTGGGTGGCCTCTTCGGCGGCAAGAAGAAGGTGGCCGTCTACGAGAACCTTCTGGACAAGTACGGCTCCCTTCTGGACGAGAGCGAGGGAGCGGGGCCGTTCGACCTCAATCCGAAGATCATAGCGGACTACAAGAAGCTGGACGACGCGACCAAGCAGATAGTTGACAACTGGGACGAGATAAAGAAGAAGGCTGAGGAGGCCGAGGAGCAGATGAGGCAGAACTTCTCCGACCTCGCGGGAGACATCGGCGACCAGCTGTCGGACGCGCTCGTGGACGCGTTCCGCAACGGGGACCTGTACTCGGCCGTGGACGACTTCCACGGCAAGATGACCTCCACGATAGAGGACATCGTGTCGCAGCTCGTCTTCTCAGCGGTGTTCAAGGACCTCTTCAACGAGCTGGAGAAGCGGTTCAACGACTCCTTCAAGGCGGGAGGCGACCAGAGCATCACGGACGATCTCATCTGGTTCGACAAGATATACAAGGGCAACCTCGACAAGTACAAGGAGGCGATGGACCAGGCCAAGGCGGAACTGGAAGGGCAGGGCTACGACGCGTGGTCATCCGACACGAGGACGGGCACGAGCAAGGGCATAGCGAACGCCTCGCAGGACAGCGTGGACGAGCTGAACGGCAGGGCGACGGCCATTCAGGGCTACACGTACAACATACAGGAGAACACGGAGTCGCTGGTGCGGCACTCGGCCTCGATGCTGGAGCACCTCTCCGGCATCAGGGACAACACGGCGAGGCTGGAGGCGATAGAGAAGATAGCGAGGGACATAAGGGACCACGGCGTTAAGGCGCTGTGACCCGGTTGATTGAGAACAAAAGAGAAATCAGGATATATGGCGAAGAACGGGACGCTCACGATAGACGGTGAGGACATATTCACGAAGTACGGGGTGGTCGTGTCAGACGGCGGCCTCGCCTCCCTTGTGCGGTGGCCTTCCCTGAAGGAGGTCGAGTCGAACGACTGGTTCGAGGAGGACGGGCTGGAGGCCGACCTCTCGGCCCCGAGGCTGGCGTCAAGGGACGTGGAGATCCAGCTGTCCCTTGCCAGGGGCAACGACATCCTCGGACTCCTCGCCATGCTCGGGTCGAAGACGTTCCACGAGGTCTATTCGCCGGATCTCGACATGACGTTCAGGCTGCGCTATGTCTCCTGCGGGAGCGTCAGCACGGTCAACGGGGATGTGGGCACGGCGTCGGTCACGATGGCGGACGACTTCCCGCTCTGGAACTTCACGAGGAGCGGACTGGCGTCAACGTCAGTCCCGGCGTGCGGAATCACCATCGACGGACGCGACCTCTCGGCCTACGGCGTGCGTGTCCTTCAGGGCACGGTGGACTCGTTCCGCCAGGCGGCGGAGTCCAAGACGCCGCTGACAAGGGACATCGCGACAAGGGACGGCCTGATAACGGACGGGGTGACTGGCGGAGGACTCACGGTCGAGAAAGGCCGGTCCTACGACAACCCAGCGATGAGGAAAAGGTCGAGGAGCGTCACGGTGAAGTGCCTTATGAGCAGGATGACCGCGGCGGCCTTCGCCAAAAACTGGAGGGCGCTCCTCTACGACCTCACGAGGCCGGAGGGCAGGACGGTCACGGTGGCCGCCCTTGAAAGGTCGTTCAGATGTTATTATTCATCCTGTTCGGTGGAGAGGTTCTATTCGGCCACGGGCGGCCTGTGGTGCGAGTTCTCGGTCAACCTTGTGATAACTGGATATTAACGAAAAAAAGATACGGATATGGCTGATGTATATTCAAACTGCGGATGCGGAACGAACTGCGGAGACGCCCCGGATGTCAGGGTGGTGGCGGGCAACGACCTCACGGTCGAGGCTCTCGTCTCCATCTATGACGAGGACAAGGGGTATTACGCCTCCTTCGACCTCTCGGGCGCGTCGGATGTCAGGATGAGGATAGTGGGGGCATACAGCAAGGTGGAGGGAGAGGATGTCACAGTGTCGGGCAGCAAGGCGAAGGCCCTGTTTAAGGCCGGGAGATACGGAGCCGGAAACTACGGCGTGGAGATAACATTCACCCTGGGCCAGGAATCGTTCCGCGTGTTCGAGCGCGGTCTGTTCTCGGTGGTCAGGGACAGCGGGGAGGCGTCGTTAGGGACTTCGTCCGAGGGAGGTTCCGGGGAAGGCATGAACATCTCCGTGGACGTGAGGTCGAGGACGCTCCGTGTCGGGCAGGTCTCCGGCATAACGGACTACAACCTGCTCAATAACCGCCCGTCGATAGGCGGAGTGACACTGGAGAAAGACAAGAGGCCTTCCGACCTCGGGATGTACTCGAAGGAGGAGGCGGACGGGAAGTTCGAGACCAAATCCCACGCAGCGGATACGTTCCAGACCAAGGAGTCCGCCGCGGAGTTCGACAAGCGCGTCCAGGGGATGCTGGACGGCAAGGTGGACAAGGAGCCAGGCAAGGGCCTCTCCGCGAACGACCTCACGGACGAGAGGGCGGGTAAGGTTGACATGCTGGAGACGGACGGCCGCGCCAACGAGCACCTGAACGGAGCCGGGACATACTCCCGGCCGGTGAGGCAGGGCTACGGCGTGTCAGTCGCGGATGACAACACGGTGTCCGTGGACCCGCAGGTCATAGCCCGCCAGTCGGACGTGGCAAACGTGGCCGCCGACCTCGCCGCGCAGAAGGCCAAGGAGCAGGGCGACATCGACAGAGCGAACGCCGCCATATCCAAGGAGGAGACAGACCGCAAGGTAGCCGTGGCCGCGCTCCAGTCGCTCATCGACATCCTGAACTCCGACTCCAACGTGGACGGATCGGTCAGGAAGACCGTGGCCGAAGCCATAGCCAGGGTGGTGGCGGGCGCGCCGGAGGACCTCGACACCCTGAAGGAGATAGCGGACTACATCGCCTCCGACAAGACGGGGGCGGCGCAGATGGCCGCGGCAATATCCCAACTCCAGACGCTGACGGAGGAACACACGTCAGACATAGCGGGGAACGCATCCGGGGTGGCCGAGAACAAAGCCGGAGTGGCCGCCAACGCGTCGGACATCACTAAGCTTAAGAAGTACAACGACGGGGCGGAGGCGAGGATAAAGTCCCTGGAGGACGGCAAGGCCGCCACGGACTACGTGGACGGCAAGAACCTCACGGTGGCTGAGGCCATAGTGAGCCTCGCCGCCCGTCTGGACGCGCTGGAGGGGAGCCGCGGCCTCCTCGGCAACGCGACCGCCGGAACGGTCGACGTGAGGGGGCTGACGAGGTGCCGCTATCCCCTCGTGATGCTCGGACACGGCGTCCCGGCCGAGGCGAACGTGCCGGTCAACCTCCCGGACGGACTCCCGTGGGACGGTGTGCCGGCCTTCATCGGGCAGCAGTACATCAACCTCGACGCGGCGTCGGGCGGGCTGTACTACGCCGCCGGCGTTGACTCCGTTGCGGACTGGAAGCAGGCTTAAAAAAAAAGAAAGGAGGATACATCATGATAAAGTATTACGACACAGAGGCGGCCTACAAGGCCGACACGGGGAAGGGCGCGGACGAGAGCCAGGTCTCCCTCATAAAGGCGGGCAATATATGCAGGTACGACGGCAGGAACGTGGTCGTGGGGCTGAGGTCGGCGAGGACGGGGAGCGTGGCCTACCTTGACGGCTCGCACTCGCTGCGCTTCGCCGCGCCCGGGACGTTCAAGGCCGACGGACTCCCAGAGGGAGGCGAGGTCATCGGCGTGGTCGTCATCGGCGTGGACCACCAGGACTTCCGCGGCGAGGTCGCGGTGATGAGCAAGACGTTCATCACGTCTCCGATGCTGGAGCGGTGGTTCGTCAGGCTCTCCGGCTACACCCTTGACGGGACCGACAGGACGGGGACGCTGAGCGTGTATGAGGCCTCCGACAACTGGGCGGCAGCCCACGACTACACCGTCGGCTACAACGCGGACAGCGCCGAGGCGCTCGCCTCGCAGCTCAACGCCTACTTCAAGGCGAACGAGCCGTTCGCGGCGCAGGACTGGGTGGCGGAGGCCGACGGGGACGGGAACGTAACCCTGCACTACGCCTTTACCAACTTCAGACAGCCCTCGGACGCGGCGAAAGACGGATTCGCGCTCGCCAAGGTGATCTCCTTCCCGCTCCTCAAAAATATTCTAAAAAGGAACGGAAAAAGGGTCACCGATTACACGATAGCGAACTGGCCGAGGGCGCTGGAGTATTTCCGCGGCGACAACGCCAACAATACATACAACCCCGCTGCGGACGTGACTACGACGAAGATCTCTGCTCCTATATGTCTGCCCGGCTACCTCGGCACGTCGGAGTATCAGAGCGACCACTGCTCGTACCTGCGCGGAGTGTACGGCGAGGGCGAGGAGGGCTGGCTGAAATTCATGGAGGGCTTTCTGCCCGCCTATATATCGGGGAACGACTATGCTAAGCGCAACACCTATTATCTCGCCGGATTTAAGTATGCCGGTCAGGACGGCGCCGAGAAGTACGCGAGTCCGGTCGCGAGTCTGGTCGCGAACCTCGGGTACGACCACGAGCTCCTGAAGCAGGGCGAATGGGTGTTGCCGGACATCGACCTCTTGTTAAGCCTTGTCGGGCAACTCAAGTACCCTTCGACGAACGACCGTGACGCCGACCCGGTGAACTCCGCCCTCAAGGCCATAGGAGCTCCGGCGTTGGGAAACCAATTCAGCATCTGGTCTGTCATGGTAACTAGTATCTCTGGGTATATAGTGAACAACAGAGGTTGCGTAACTGGCCACTACCTGTACATCAGGAACGGGGCGGTTCCCCTCGTGCTTTTGGACACCGCCGCCGACGGCGCGGCTTAGGCTTTAATCCCGGGCTAACGAGGGACATGAGAACAATGACGCGTTGAAGAGGAAATATCATATCAGGCAAACAAGGATAATCGTAATCATGACAAGACAGGAAATCGAGGACAGAAAGAACGTCCTGCACTCCCTCGTCAGGGACAGGGAGGCGAAGCTGAAGGAGACGGACTACGTGGCGGCCAAGATCGCCGAGGGGGCGGCCACGAAGGAGGAGTACGCCGCCGTCCTCTCGCGGAGGAGGGCGTGGCGAGGAGAGATCAACGAGGCCGATGCCGGGGTGGCCGCGCTTGACGCGGAGGTCCCGGAGGACGAGGACGCGGTTTCGGCCGAAGCGACGGAGGGACGGCCATGAGGATAGTATCGCTCAACTGCCGCGTCTGGACAAGGGACACGGACAGGAAGTCGCCGCGCTGGTGGCGCAGGCGGATGGAGAGGATAAGGAGGTTCATAACCGACGAGGCCCCGGATGTCCTCTGCCTTCAGGAGCTGTCGTTCCCGGCCAACCTCTGGATCCCGAAAGGCTACCGCCGCGTCGGCCTTTCCGCGTCCCACCACATCTATGTCCGCAGGGGGATCAAGGCGCGTCCACTGTGGTTTGCTGTGCACCACAACGCGGCGGAGGTGGAAGGCGTGCGCGTCATCAACGTCCACGGCACGTGGCGGAAGTGCATGGGGAAGGTGTGGGATAGGCTCCGTAGGGAGGCGGAGAAGCGGCCGTGCCTGATGGTAGGGGACTTCAACCATTCCCCGGCGGCGGTAGCGGGGAGGCTCGGCAAGGAGGTCGAGGACATCGGCGACGTCACGTTCAGGCACAACTTCACGGGGTCGCCCGGAAGCCTGGACCACTGCGCCGCCTTCGGCCTTTCAGTGGTTTCGTGCGGGGTGGTCAACGACGGGTTCATGATGTCCGACCACCTGCCGCTTGTGATCGAGATAAAAAAACAGACTTAGCGTGATGGACGGTTTCAACGCCCACATCCTCTCGGACGAGGCTTCCGCGGGGAGTGTCGTGGTCGGCACGGGC